TTCATCAACAGGAGCATTTGGATCTGGAAGAATTCCTCTTTCAATTTCACTGTCAATCTGCATATCAATTTCGATAATTTCAGTGTCAGTTTGCTTAAGAATTTTTTTACGAACATACTCAGTTGTGTAGTATTTACCAATATAAGGTTCGATAGTCGTAGTCAAACTCAAACGATTTTGGATAAGTTCTGCTTCTTTGAGTTCACTGAAGTGATTGTCATACAGGAAGTCATATTGAATATGCTCTTCCATTTTTTCCCAATCTTCGGGAGTTACGATATTCTTAAGAAGCAATTGTGTGCGAAGAATATCAGTAAAAAGATTAGCAAATCTCTTTCTCAAACGTCCAACAAACTTAGAGAACTTAAGTTCGTCTCTAAGAATTTCACTGGAACGACCAAGATTGAAACCATCACCAGAACCAGCAATACGTGATTCGGGAACAGAAAGGGATCTGTAGAGTTTCTTCTGGAAGTATTCAATATCAGAAAGTTCACCAAGATTTTGTCCGCCAGGAAGTGTGGTAATCTCAGTACCACGACCACCTTCACGACGTGGAAGCCAGAAGTCTTCCATCATAGACATAAACTTACGATCATCACGGACTTCACCGGTATTTGCATCATATGCAAGTTTATTTCTATAGCGAGACATGACCTCACGGAGGTATTGCTCTGCTTTGACTTTTGGAAGATTACCAACATCAATATAGAAAATTCTACGTTCTGGTGCTCTCGAAAGTCTGTAGATAACCAAAGAATCTTCAATCATTCTCAGTTGATTAAGTGCCTTGATTGCCTTGTGAAGATATGAAAGAATAATTCCTTTGTTTCTATCAACTAACCCTGAGGTGCAATATGCAATAGAATCTTTTGCAATTTTGACTGAATTTTTAGCACCCTGATTTCCTCCAGGAAATGCTGTTCCAACTGACTTGTTGTAAATGAAATACTCCTCAATAGTATTCTCATTTGCTGAAGTTTGTTGTAGATTTCTAATACTTACACCATTTACATTTTGATTATTATTGACCTCTTGACGAACGTGCTTCATCTTCATTGGGTCAATATATCTCAGTTCCTGAATACCATCCTGAGGATTCTTGACATCAATAACTTTCAAGTAATATACTCTTCCATCAACATACCAATTTCTAAAAATTTCATGACTCTTCTTATCAAATCCCATCATCTCTTGAATGAATTTGAATTCTTGTCTAATTACATCTTTAAGTTTATCTGTTGCATTTAGATTTGATAACTCAATCTCTACAGGAGAGTCATACAAATCACTTACAATAGCTTCGTTAATAACATCTTCTACTGCAGAATCACACTCTGGATGCAGAGACATTTCACGATATCTGCGAATCAAATCATATTCAGTCTTATAGGCTCCTTCAATATCTACATACTGACTGTAGAAACCTGACTGAATATAATAGTCAACCCCGTCCTCATTAGATTGAGGAACGGGGGATAATATTTGCTTAGATTTATCTTCTACCTTTTCAATAGAAAAACCAAAAAGTTTTGCTGCCATTTTATAAATTTAACTTACTTAGTATGAACTATTTAGTTAATGTCTTCTCCGCCTGCAGCGCTAGAAGTTCCTTTGATTGCTTCCCACCAGTGGACTTGCATCTCAATTGTGAACTCTTCGATTGCTTCAGTGTCATATGACAGAGCAATAGTTGAGATATTAGTTGGGAACAAGTCATAGAAGTGATAAGATCTAAGAATAGATCCATCACGGTTCAGTTGGTGAACGAAAGCATCTGCCTGATAAGTAGCAGGATCAGTAGAACCTGTGCTATCAGAGAGACGGTTAATGTAGTTAGCCCACTTTTCAAACGCGGAGCGAATGGAGAAGTCAGTGTCATTGATAACGGTGACTGTCCAAGTCTCAAATGTGCGGTCTCCAGCAAGAATCAGTTGTCTACCTCTAAAAGCAACTTGAAGAGGAGTGATGTTTGAAGAAGGCAGCGCAGCTGCCTTGACAAGAAATCTTGACTTATCGAGAGTGTCTTGATCAACTGCAACTGCAGTTGGGAAAGCTAACTCAACTTCAAACAGATTACTTCTGGTGCCACCACCCGACATCTTACTCTTGAAGTCGGTAATCTTTCTAAGTGGAATGTTGTTAATTTGGTTTCTGGTTGCCATTTTTTAATCCTCGGATTTTTTAATTAAATTAAACGTTACCAATAACTTCTTCAAAATCAACACCAGTTCTGGTGGCAACAAACGTAAGACCAACGAAGTTAATCGATCTAGCAGGTTTGATAAAGATGTCAGCAACAAACTCGTTGTTGTCAATTACCGCAGCAGTGTTATTTGTTTCATCGCAAATAACAACATAATCTGAGATTCCTCTGTTAGATTGGACATCGCGTAAGAATGGTTCAACTGTATTTACAAAGTTGGAACGTGTAAGTTCGTCATTGAACTCAAACATTTGATCTTTTGCTGCTCCTGAAATTGCGTTCTCAAGATAGATGAACAGGCGACGAACGTTAATTCTGTCAAATGCAGATCCCTTGGCAAGACCTGTCTTATCACCAAAGAGAACAATTCCAGCACCAGGTGAGAACACAACAGGATTTATTCTTGCAGAATAAAGTTGGTCTCTTTGGGATTTTGTTGGATTGTAAGCAAGTTTAACAGCATTTAGAATTCCACCTCTTGCTGTACCTGCAGGTGAGAACCATGGGAAATTGTTGATATCAGTTCTTGCACATAATCCAGCCATGTCTCCATTCAATGGAACATATCTAAAGGTATTTGAGAATCTGTCATACATGTACTTGTATCCACTATCAAATACAGCGTATGAAGATGAACTTACTGCAGAGTAGAATGAAAGGACATTAGTAGTGATATCAGCTGCAGATCTAACGTTAACTTCAGTTTGAACTGCAGTATCGGTTATGGCAGAACCTCTGTATGGTGAGATGAATGCAATTGCATCTTTTCTCAATTCTGCAACCGAGATCAACTTGTTAGCAAGTGCTTGTGAATTTTCTTTAGCGTGTGCTGCAGATCCCATTAACAAGAAGTCAATAGTGTAATTATCAGTAGATTCAAACAAATCATATCCAGTTGACAGATCACTAAGACCAGCGGTTAATGCGCCAGAGCTAGTTAAAGAAGTTTCACCACCGTAATTGAGACCACCAGTTAATGCATATGTTTCAGCACCATCGGCAGAGAAAATAACATTTTCTGCATCTTGATCCCATCCGCCATTTGAAGCACGAGTGAATCCATTTCCAAAACCAGTTGTGGTGATTCCCATAGGAGCACCCAAACCAAAGATGTTGGTAGAATTACCTGCTAAATATGATCTCCAATATGCTGGAGAACCAGCGGAGAATTCAGCATCTTTTGCTTTTGACAATCCAAGATGCTTTTCAAGAATTGTTCCAGCATTTCCACTAACAGAACCATCGGCGTCAATTACAACAACATGAACTTCATCAAATCTTGAATTTCTTGCAGAAGCATAAGAAGAAGTTCCAGGTTTGTCAGCAATATTATGCCAATTTACCGTTGTAGTTGTAGTTACACCGATTGTTTGTGCATTAAACCAATCGGATGAAGATGTGTAGGATGTTGATCCAGTTGCTGTATTTGTATCGAGAGCGTGTACTGAAATAGATCCAGAACTTGCAAATGCATAGACTCCAGACTCCTGATAATCTACGTCAGTTTCTACAGATGCAGCACTAACATGTGATATTACCTTAACTGAAACATCAGTTCCATCAACTTTGGTGATGATACCCTTTAAGTAACCATCAAGAACAGAAGTGGATCCAGCTCCTGGAAGAACAGCACTAATGGCTTGAGTAACACCCATACCGACTGCAATACTAGCAAGTCCCGAATGAGTTGAAACTCCTGCCAAAACTTGGTCTGCCAATCCATCAATAATTGCAACTCTAAGTGAATTACCCCAAGTTCCTGGATTTCTGGCAGCAACTACAGCACCAGAAAGAGTATTTTCATCATAACCTAAAGAGTTATAATGATCTAAACTATTAATTTTTACACTAGAAGCAGAACCTGCAAATCCATTTCTTAAAGATGAATTATCAGATCTTACGATTCTTAGTTGTCCTCCATAAGAGAGGTATGAGGATGCAGTAAGCCAATTTTCATAATGCTTGTCTGTTGCATAAGGCTTACCAAAAGTATTCAACAAACCATTCTCATTCTCAATGAGAGTTGGTAAGTTAATTGGTCCTTTTGCAAAGGGTGCTACCATAGCACCAACTTTATCAGAAGAAGGTGTAGTTCTACCAATAGTTAAGTCAACTTCCTTTACTACGATCCCGGGAGATGCTAAATTTAGCGCCATTTGTTTACCCTACGGTTCAGAATTATCTGGAAATATTTATGGAAAAGCCTATTTTGAGGGGGGAAACGGGACGTGAACTACCAATCTGGATATGCCCAATCAAAATTAACCTTTTTAGATTTTACTCTTTTTACTGTACAAGACTTACATTCATATGAATATGCTGAGGGTACAGCACCTTTATCCTTTCTAGTTTTATAAAAACTATCTATCAAGTTTTTAACTTCTCCGCAGGTTCTACACTTCCTTTGTGAAAATAATAAATGTTCTAATTCTATCTGTTTATCGAGATCCATTAATAGTAATCCCACATATAAGACTTATCACCATATTCATCAGTATGCCATCTATCTCCTTCACCATCTACAAATCCATAATCATCTAATCCATCAGCAATAAAACCAAATGGTGCCATGTCTTGTTCGATTTGATTTTTCTGCTCTTCATATATTCTCTTTCTTACATCATTATCAGTCATCTCTTTGAAATAATCTTGAGCGACTAACCAACAGAAAATAACCAAGCACATTGCAAGGTCATCATTACATCCTTCTTCTGCCTCAAATGAATTATGTCTTTGAGAGAATGTTGTTAACTCAGAAATAATTTCATAGTCAACTGTTAATATCTTATCGTCCTCTAACATTGTCTTTAAGTTAGAACACCCCAACTTCTTCACAGCAGCAGTCATTCTTACGCCCATCTGGGATTTTTTACCTGAGAATCCATGACCGATGACTTGACCTGCACGTCCTCTCATCGCAGCCATCAGCATATTTTCATATTCAAGATCATAATGTAAAATATTTGCTACTTGCTCTCCAATATCATTAACTT